TGGAGCTGCAAGAGAGAAATCTAAACAAGCATCAGCTGATGAAAATAAGTACCTCTTAACAGGCCAAGATAAGTACAGAAAACCTGGTAATGAAAGAGGTACTAGGGCAGAAGGATATCACCCATATGCTAAAGCTCGAAATATAAGAGCTACAGGATTAGGGGAATTAGCATCTAAACGCATGATTGAGGGTGAAGGCATTGGCGCTTCACTCAAAGGAGCAATTTACGATAAATTTCAAGCTAAAAAAATGCAATTTAAAGAATTCAAAGACCCCATGAATCTCGTTAAAATGCTTACCGGTGGCGGAAAAAGTGGGTTTTCTAAATTTATGACATCAGCCGCTGGTAGGTTAAGAAATAGGCCAGCACATGACATTGAATATTTTTCAGGAGTTAAAGCGCCGACGGCTAAGAAAATTCCTAAATTGGAATCATCTACCGAACCCACATCATCTGGTAAATCGACTAAAGGCGGCAAAGGCGGAGATAATTCAAATATACTGAATAAGATATATCAAGTATTGGCCGAATCTATCAAAAAGGCTGAAATGGCCAAAGATTTTGATAAAGAAAACAAAGTAGAAGAACAAAAAGATAGAGATAAAAAACATAAAGAACTTATAGATGCACTTAAAGGCATTACCGGTAAATCAGCACCTGCTGAAGAAAAGAAAGGCGGAGGTCTATTAGGTCTTTTGGGGTTAGCCGCTGGTGTAATCTTATCCAAATTAAAAGATATTTTTGGTCCAGTATTAAAATTTGTTACAGATATTGGTTCTAAAATTCTAGGTGGTTTAGCAAACTTAGCCAAAGATTTATGGAATGGAGTTAAAAATATAGGTAATAAAATCTTTGGTAAAACCCCCGAAACTCCAAAACCAAAAACTGATGCAAAAGGAAGAGCGAGAGATGCTAAAGGTAGATTTACTAAAGTACCAGAAGCAGCCAAAGTTGAACCATCTATGGCCAGTAAAGCTGGCGGTGCCATTAAGAATGTAGGTAAAACTATTGCTAAAGGTGCTAAATCTGTTACAGGTGCAGTTGGCAAAACAGCATCAAAAGTGGCATCTACTACACTTAAAGGTGCAGGTAAACTATTAGGATTCTTAAAAGGTATTCCTGGCCTTGGTATATTGGCAGCTGGTGCTGGTTTAATTATGGAAATACAAGATTTAAAATCACAATTAGAAGCCAAAACAATCACTGATGCTGAGTTTAAAAAAGGTGTAGCACGGGCCGTAGGTGGAGCTACTGGTGGTGCCGGCGGAGCCGCATTACTTGGAACATTAGGTGCAGCTGCTGGTTCGATAGTTCCAGGAATAGGTACATTAATTGGTGGTATTGGCGGCGGTGTATTAGGTTATATGGGCGGTGATGCAGTTGGTGGGATTCTTGGTGAAAAGTTGTATGATTATTTCGTCAATGGTAAAAAAGAAACAGCATCAGCAGTTAAAGGCAAACCAAAAACAGCCTCTCCAGTTCCAACGGCCTCTGGTCCTGGTTCTACATCAGCAACAAGTGCGTCTACTTCTATTCCAAAAGCCGCAACGCCTCAGGCTACTGTTCCTGCTACTGGAGGCCGATTAGATGCAGCCTCTAAACAAAATGCTGATGTTAAATCAGCAGTATCATCTCCTATACTCATTAATAAACCAACAACAGTAAATAATAATGTCAATTCATCTACCACAACAGGTGGTGGAGGTCAAATTGGAGTAAGAAATGATGACTCCACATTAATGAGGATGCAATACGGTTCAATCCGAGCAGTATAAAAAAAGAGGACCAAAGGTCCTCTTTTTCACTTCTAACCTATAAACTAATCTTCATTAGCCAAGTTTGAGAAATAACTCGAATCGTCATCGTCCCAAGGTACATCAGCAATATCTGCTTTAGGTTTTGGTGCCTCTTGAGTTGCTGCGGTTGTAGTTGGTCGTGGAGCTGAAACAGTTGTGCTTTCGGCAGTACTGCGTGCTTGTGCCACATAACCATCAAGACCTAAAACTTTATTCATTTTAGATTTTAGTTCATCATAAGATTTGAACTTATCTGGAGAAACATGTTCTTTAAGAGAATATTCTTTCTTCCATAATGCTTCAAGTTTATCATCATCATCATAAATTGCAGAAGCTGCCTCAAATTCAGATTTGTCATAGTTGGCATAGCCTTCTACTTTACGAATTTTGATTTTGAAATTTGCCCCAGCCCACATATCAAACGGATTTACTGGTTTTTCATCAGCAAATTGAGGATTCATAGCCTCAGTCAATTTGTCAAAGATTTTCTTACCATAACGGAATAAGAATACTTTGCCTTCATTTTCTGGATGTTTAGGATCTTCAAGAACCAAAACATTAGAAATATAGTTCAAACGGCGTTTTTGTTTACGAGCAATTTCTTTATTTGCTTCCATACCAGAATTCCATAGTTGAGTATTATACTCACCAACTGGGTCTGGCAAATTGATAGTTGTTAAAGAATTTTCGATATACCAACCACCTGGTCCTTGGAACCCATGATTGTACATTTTAACCCAAGGCAAGCCTTCGTCACCATCAACTGCTGGTGCCGGTAAGAAACGAACTACTGCATAACCATTACCAACCTTGTCTGTTTCTGGACGCCAGAAATTATCAGTATCGGCATCACGGCCGCCCTGTGATGTGTTTAATTGTTCGATTGCTTTGGAGAGTTTGTCAAGATTGCTTGACGATTTTTTGAGATTTGAGAAATCTACCATGATATTATTACCTTTCGTATTAGCGATGTATAAGCGTTATATAAGCGATGTATGTATTACAATGTTTCACCTACAACCATAATGATACTATTATTTATGCTTCCTGGCAAGTGTATTCCTTAACTTTTTTAACTAAAATTGCTTTCATCTTTACTTCATCACAATGTATAAATGGTTTGTATTTCAACATTATATTATACATCTTAGGCCAAAGTAAATCATCATCAATTTTTTGGTTCCACATGTCCAGAAAATTCATAAATTTATTCATAATAATAATGGTTTCTACATTAATTCTTTTTTGCATAGCCATTATCAATAATTCAGGATGTTCACCGGGTTTAACGGTTAATAATCCTTTCACACCTTTAGATAAAATTTTATCTAAATCTTGTTCGAATTGATATGAGATTGATTGCATTTTCTTCAACCATTTCATATAACAATCCTCGGCCTCGATTGACAATAAATCGCCAACCCAGCCTGTTCTTCCGTCTACAAAATTCGCAACGTAAAATTCCTTTAATTCTTCTTGATTATATTTTCGGCTTAATTTATAAAAAGTAAATTTGGACTTATCACGCATGAATGATTCCTGATTTACTCTAGTCTTACCGTGGTACTTTATATAATCATAACTATCAGTTGTAAAGTGTAATTTTAATCCGTGGAATGTTTGATATGCACTATATCCACTATTTTCACTCATTAGAAACTTAGCCTCGCTGACCTCTTAATTAAGTGTAAATCTTCTGCCTCTACTGTAAGTTTAGATTTGATTACTGGAGATATAAGTTTAGAAGCAACTTCAATTTCAAGGCCAGATTTTTCACAATAGTAAATAATGGCATCAATATAATTAAGTCTGTGTTCTTTTACAATATCCTCAATGATTTTTGAAAATTCAAAAACTTGTTCTTTCTGTGACATAATATCCTTTAAGATTCCCTACGTTTGTAAAACACATGATTACCTATTCTTGCAACTACTCTATGATTTCCACTCCATGACTTTGGAATAAAAACAGATTTGCCGTGAAAGAATAGAACATTATCAAGCTTATCATAAGAAACTTGATTTGTCAAGAGCATCCTTGCAATTTGTACAGATTCTTGCCAACTTTCTTTATATTGAATTGGTTTTAATGGATTGCACCACCATGAAAATTGGCAAACCATATCTCCAGATGATGATACTGCCTTTTGATGTACGACACCACATACCGATTTGGGGTATTTTGGATGTTCTACTCTATTAAGAATGACTTGTCCTACGGCAATTTTGCCTTCTGTGGATTCACCAGAGGCTTCATAGTAAATGCCTTTTGCTAGACAATCGATTTGTTTTGTTGTTACATTGCTATCTTCAAAACACCATGCGGATGCAGATGACAATAGCAATACTAAGAATAGTATTCTACTCATTTTTCTTCCTTGCGTTGTTTAAGTTTTTTGTGAACTACTGAGGTATTACTAAAAGGGGGTTGCCCTGTTGATGTAAGTATATTTATCCATTTTGCCTCCATAATAAAAAGAATAGTGCCGGTATTGGATGACAAGGAACCGGCGAACCCAGACTAAGCCGCTAAGGCATAGTTGTAATTGCTATCATTTGCATTTACGATTTTTTGTATTTTAGGTCTACATGACCTGTTGACACTTATCCTATCTACGACTGTCGAAACCTGGTCCGGCACATCATAAAATGACATTTTTATTAACTTTATTCATAACTGACCTCAATCTACCTCTTGTCCATGATTGTGGGTAATCAGTTAAAGAATATTGTCCTTCGATATTACCATCATTAAACCAATATCTTTTGGACCTCACTTTTCTACCATCCACATTAACAGGATATTTGGAATTTTTTGGCAATTTCCAATGAGGAATAACTTCCATACCTAAATCAGCATATGAACCTATACCCCAACGTTTAAGATTAGATGCCCTTGCTCCTTTTTTAGCACCTTCTCTTATTGCTATTTTATAACATTCATCGGTTGTCATTAATTTTAATAAACCCGAATAAGCTATAAAGTCTTTCCAGTTTCCATATTGTTCATAAAGAACTTTATGTGCTTCAGCATGTTCTTCAATTGTAAGTTCTACTAAATTTGAAGAATCATCCGAACCTCCCATATGTTTGGGTATAATGTGATGTTTATGTTTCATATATCATTTTATGGTGTACCGGGGGGGAATCGAACCCCCGTCCAATCATCCTTACTTTAGTGCTTCTACAACAATTTCTAATTTCTGTGATAATTCTAATAAATTATTTGCTAATGCAACAATTGTATAACCATCTGTCGAAAGTTCTTTTTCAATTAAATTATAATTACCTGATTTTTTTAAATACTTTGTTGCTTGTGAACAACCTTTTTTAGTATATTCAAACATAACTTCATAATAACCCAAAAACAAATTTAAATACATATTTAATTATAATTACAGATACTACAATTGAAGCAAATATCGTTAAGGCTCTAGTTTTTAACATAAACTTTCCTTTAAATCTTCTTTAGCATGAATAGTATCTCTTAATTTTCCAAATCCATAGTGTTGCCAGATATCTTTATTGATGCCATTCATTTTGTTTGGTTTACACATCAAACAACCAGCTCTACTATTTTTAGGTTTGCCACGTTTATGGTTCATTTGTTTATCATCTTAAACATTGCATCTGACATAGGTACGAACGGTCTTAATTCTAGTACAGCAAAATCATTGTTATCCCATGTAATCCGAATCATGTTCTTTACATCAGGTACATAACAACCAGTTATAACTCTACCATCATTTCTAATAGCCTGTACTCGTAATCCTGTTTTAGGCTTTTGACATGAACTTTCCATTAATACCACATATACATCATCTGTGTACTGCCATACTTTATAGGTTTCTGCTTTTGCCCCTGTGGCTGATGTAAATACTAATGCTAATAAAAATGCAAGTAATATTATTCTCATGGATTACCTACCACACGTTTCTTCTCTGGGGTAAAGTGAGATTGTAAAAATGAAGCATAACCGCCTTCTTTCCACCAAGTACTAACCATTTGTATAACATGTAATGTCGGTGCTTCTGGTGCGCCTTCCGACTTTGAAAATACTGATGTTGGAACTTCTGAAGTATCTGGACTTGACCAGCAACCTTCATGTTTTACTATATCAGAACTTTCTGTTGCATAAGCTCTATATGGATAATCTTTTTTTACTGACTCAGCAACACAAGGTTCAGTAGTTAATACAACATATCCGCCAGCAGAATTGGCCATATACATTTCAGTCGGCAATTCATCTGCTTTCACAATAGAATAAGCCGCACAAAGTATCAGAGTAATAATTGATACAATTAATATTTTATTTAAAAGTTTATCCATCTAGTTTTCCCTATAAGAAATTGAATACTATGAATACAGTATAACATAACAATTTAAAATTGGCAATAATGCTCACTTAAAATATAATGGGTAGCGAATCCAATATATTCAGCAGCAGCCGCTGACACGGTCCTAAGGAGGTGTTCGAGTTAAATCAATATGACCCAGTTATCATCAGCTTTAATTTTATAATAATTTCCTGGAATAGAACCATCAGGATTTCTTATAGAATTTAAAGTTTTATTAACGGATTCAATAATATTTGGATTAATAATTAATTGGCCACCAACTGTGTGACCATCCGAAATTCGTAATTCGTTAGTGATTAGATTATAAAATAAATCATTTTCTTTACCAACAAATTTTGAACCATTTGGATTTGCCATTTTAATTTTTCCAGTTATAAATTTGTTCTTGTGCAACCGCAGGAGTAATTTTACCTTTACAAATATCCGTATGTAATTTTGATTCCACTGCATCTTTTGCTCGAGCATCATATTTTACTTTTTGTGGAAAATTAGGAGACAATTCTGATTTTGTGCAATACGCCTGTAATTGTAGGTTTGTAATGTAATTACTTCCTCCCAATTGCAGTGATATGATATGGTCTACTTCATATCCTTTTGAGCATAATACTCTATCACCATAAGCAACTCCTGCTCGTTTATAAACTTCTTTCTTGACAGATAGTGGCACATTTCTAATTGTACTTGTTTTTGTTGTGCAAATATCTTGTACATTTGAAGTTCTTATTGTTGAAGCTGGAACTTCTGCGTAAATGTGGGTTGACATTAGAAGTAATGCCAATAATGTGTAATTCATTTATTATTCCTTTTATATTCTAACACTTTAATTACTAATGGTTCAATCCAATCTTCTGTTTTTTGTACAAAGACCAATGGTTGTTCGTTTTCTACTGCCATAATAGTCACCAATTGATGAATTGGTTCTCCTACTATTTCATTATACGCAATAGCATAAAAACATTCTTGAATAAAATAATCTTCAATCATGTCTATTGTTTTAATTTTTTTAGAAGTTTTAAAATCAATTGATGATAATACTCCATCAAATTCACCAATGCAATCTACACGACCAGCAACACCTAATTTATTACTGTATAGACCACATTCTTGATAATGTATATTATTTATCCTATTTAGTGATGGTTTAATAGATTTAAACATCTCCAAAGCATCAGGAAAGGCACCCCTAGCATAATGTGGATTATTATTGAGATAATGTTCGCATAATGTATGAACATTCGTTCCACGATTGGAGGCCATGGCCGAAATACGATTGGCTTCTTCATTACCAACACGATTACGCCATTCTTGAATAATATCTTTTTTAAAGTATGATAAAACGGTAGTTATAGATGGAACTTTACGACCATCAGGCAGTAGATATTTTCTACCATATTGAGTAGTTTCAGCGGATAGTTCTTCAAGAACCTTTGGTGGACAATAGTTGAATGTCATGGGCAATCTTTTCTATATCATAATTAAAATTGGTAAATCGTAAATCATAGTGCTTTGGCACCTCAAAAATCTTATTAGTATCTTTAAATTTACCCTTATTGATTGTATCCATCCATATGGTATAATCAGCATTAAAAATAGCACGAATGCCTTTAGTAGGGGCAATAAAATCACAAATAACATATTTAATATGAGGATTGAGTAAACTTTCATCGGATAAAGATTTCATTCTATAAGCCTGTCTAATACGGCCTTCTTCTGAAAAGTCCCAATCATCATATTTTTTTCTAGTTATATCGGCATTATACCACACACAACTATGTAATGTCAAGTTTAATTGATTAGCAAGAGTGGTTTTACCTGAACCTGGTAATCCCATAATGAGAATTTTTATTGTCATGCGTCTGGTTCGTAATTAACTGAATCTGGATTTGTCGGA